AGTTGATTTAATGCTCCATTACAAATTTCTACTACTGATGCCATATTATTTCCTTATAATATACTTTCGCCTTATCTGTCTATCTTTTTCTAAAGCGAATATCTCTTCTTCTGTTTTCTCTTGTTTAATATCAAAGCCATAATGATATTTACTATCATGTTTAAACCTATCTACTAACACATATCTGTATACATAATTATCTTTTTTAAAATGTAGTACAGTTTTTAAATCTTGAATCTTTTTCATAAAAAGGTGGGGATTACTCCCCACCTAATATCTATTGATTAGTCAACAGTGTATTCAATAACAAAACTTAAATCACCAGCAGTATCACCAGCTGCATCAAAAGTTAATGCAACGTAGTAGTACCCACCAGGATCAGAAGATTGTCCAGCATCTTGCCAAACTTTCTGTCCCATCTTGTTAATGTCTCTAGCTTCAAATGCTACTTCAGTTCCTGTAGTTACCGCACCTCTAAGGTCAGTAATAGCAGAAGCGTAAGCATCATCATCAACCGCAGCAATAGCTGTTGAGTATAATCCAACATCTGTAGTGTTAGTAGTTCCAGAATCTAAGTCATCATTAAATAACTTGATTGAGGATATACTAGCATTAGTTGGTACAGGTGCTAACATAACTGTATCACCTGCTGACAAGTCTCCAGCAGCTAAAGCAATAGTACCTTGTGCAATTCTTTTTACACCATGTAATTGCTGTGAGCTGTTCTTAACTTGAGGAACTGCAACAAAATTTGTTACAATATCTGTATTAACATTCGCCATATAATCCTCCTATTACGATTCTGTTGCTTGTACTTCAACAACTTTAGCTTCTTCCATACGAGTAGCACCAATGCTCATGCAGTAGTAAACTTGAGTAGCATACGATTTGTCTGCTCTCTCGTCTATTCTAGCTTGAACATCTTTACCAACCGCAAGAGCTATACCATCTTGTGCATAAGCAATGCACGATCTAGTAGAGCCTGATAGCGATAGTCTGTTTGATACAATAAAGTTAAAACCAAGGAACGAGTTGATTTCACCATTTGCCAATGCTTTGACAGTGTTGAAGTCTGAACTTGTAACCTCAGTTGTTCCTAAAAGATCAGTGATCTGCTTCGGAGATACTATAATGTGTCTTGGTATAGATGGATCTACACTACCTAAATCAAGAGTTTCTTTTGCACTTCTTAATTTAGCAATAGTTAAACCAGTTGAGCCATGTACGATTTGATTCGCATTAGCTGTGCTAGTTGATCCTGTCTCACCAGTAAACGCAGTACCTAGTGCAGCAGAAATCACCACATCATCCATTGCTCTACCCATTGCCATAGCAGCAGCTTGAGCATAAGATGAAGTTGGATCTATTAAGAGTCTTACTTTGTCTTGTTGATCGATTAGATCAGCAAATTCATAATCCGCAAGAGATACTCTACGTCTAGCGTGAGGTGTATCTATTTGTGGAGTGTCTGAATGTCTGCTAGTTTTTTCAACAGCAGTTACTGAGCCAACTTGATCGAAGAAAGCATTTTTTCCTACAACACTTTCTAATCTGACTTTGTCTCTTAATAACGATCCCATTTGTTGAGATAGCATTTGTATATTAGCAGAATACTGCTGTACAAAAGCTGTAGTTATATTTGTCGACATGATTGTCTCTCCATATTATTGTTAAGTTAAAATAATCAGAAAGGTTCTCCACTAAAAATAGTAGGCATCTCTTGCATTTAAAGTCTGTTAGACTAGAGTCTATTCCTTCTTGCCAGTAAGGTTCTTTTTAGGAATTGTCTTACCTTTAATCCATTTATAATAATTTTCACAGATTGGCAAGGGATTATCTTTTTGATTTAAAGTTCCTGCTTCAACAACTATTCTTAATACTTCAAGTCTTATCTCTTCATTATTAAGATGATTATTATCACTTGGCATTTAACATTTCTCTTAACGTATAGACTTGCTGTACCATTTTGTCGTGATCTGGATGACCTTTATTCCAATAAGGACTATTCCTATCATTAACAATAGAAGATATTTCATCTTCAATATTATTAACTGATTGTGCATTTTCGCTTTCTGTTGCAACTATTTTATCTTCTTGCATCATACCTGCTATCTTTGCAAAACCTTTTATGATCTCTGGATGATCTCCAAGTCTTGTACCATTTTGTAAAGTCATATCTAAAACTTCTGGATTGATATTGGCTTTTGCTAATGCACCAGCTTGTTTTACTTTACCTTCAAAGTCTCTACCCCACTCTTGTCTTAGCTGTTGTTCAGCTTGAGCTTGTGCAGTTTCAGTATCAATCTTTGATTGTTGAGCTGTGCCTTCCATATTGTTTTTATAAAACTCTAAAATACCTTGAGCTTGTTTATTATTTAAACCTAGTTTGTGTGATTGTTCTGCAAAAGATTTAATTGCATTTTCATCTAATTTTACCACTTCAGACTTTACATCTAAAGAATATTTATCAGCAGACTCTGGTCTACCTAGTTTATCATAAACTTCACTCCACGCTTCTTCTGTAGAATTATTAGTTGGGATAACAACTTTATCTTGACCAATCATCTTTGTTGCATTGATATAAGATTTTGCTAACGCATCTATCTCTGTAAATTTTTCAATGTTAGGATCGTTTCTATACGCTTCGCTAATAGAATCTTTCCAAGAGGATGTTGTCGTAGTGGTTGTTGTAGTAACTTCTGGTTTTGTTTCAGTAGTTGGTTCTGTTGTTGGTGTTACTGTTTCTGTAGGTGTCGTTGTTTCTACAGGCACAGTTTCCTGTGTTGTCTGTTCGCTTGACATGATTATCTTCCTTTTTCATTTTCTTTTTGCAGCATTGATTTAATAAATAGAAGAACGCTGCGTTGTCCTTCCATGTATGCACTTTCATGACTATCACCTTTTACATTAGTGGTAGAATGATAATGACATCTTTTTTCAAGATCAGCTAAGACTTCTTTGCCTTCGTCTGTGTTGAATATATATTTATAATTTGTTTGTAATTTTTTTATTATTGCTTCTAGTTGTTTGTTTTCTTCCATATTATTCCACGTCTGCATTTGCTACAGCTCTTGCCTCTTCAGGCAATGCTTTCGCTAGTGGTGCTATATCTCCTCCTGCTTTAGCAACTTGTTGTAGTTGTTGCATACTTTGCATTTGTTCTTGTTGTTGTGCTGATTGTTGTCTTTCAGCATTAACTTGACTTTGTGTTTTTAATATTTTTTGTGGCACACCTACAATGTCTGCTAAGTGTTTAACTAAATTATCAAAGTTTACATAATCAAATACTGGTGCAACATTTGCAAGTGAACCTAGTATTTCTACTGCTCTCATAATAGATTGTAACTCTGTAGACTTTTGTGCTTTGGCAAGTGGAGATACATATTCTATTTCTACATCTCTACCTGATAAAAAGTCTGGTGCTTGTGGTAACATATTGTTTCTAAGTAATACAGCAAACACTCGATCAATTAATGGTTTTAATAATTCTGATTGTAGTCTACCAAGAACAGGTCCTAACAATCTCATCTTCTCTTCGTTTCTTTGGATAACCTCTGTTGCTGTCATCTGTGGACCATCTTGCATCATCAGTTGGTTTACATAGAACACAGCTCTAATACTATCTCTTCTTTGTTGTTCCATATTTAAACCTAGTGGATTGTTTGCACCAATGTTTAATGGTTCAATTCTATCTCTTGTACCTGATCTATAAAAATTTAATCCACCTGGTACAGTTCTTACTGGTAATAAAAATCCATCATCAGGAACTAATAGTGGTGGGTCTACTTGTTTCTGTGCAGCTTTGATTGTAGTCTTACACATTTCATTTAACATCTTAACATCTGGTAGTGCTGTCATTGCAGGTGATCTACCATAGATTTCATTTGATGCTTTCAAGTATCTTGGTACAACAAATGGAAACTCTCTAAATCCACCAACAGATAATTCATTACCATTCTTGTATTCCATGTAGACAGATTCAAATGGCATATTCGCTTTGTCTTTTTTGTTAGGATTGAAATCTGATCTTGGATAAACTGAGTGTAGTATTTCTACTTCTTCGTAAGGATCTTTTTTTGCTTTTGTTTGCACATCCGCAGATACTGCTTCGCCAAATTTTTGTATTGCAGCTCTAGCTGATATTTTAAATTTTCGATATATTGTATCTATTCTACCTTTATCATTCTCTGCTATAAATACTTCGTTGATATGTCTTGTTGAAAATTTGATAATGTCATCATCATCTTCTTCGATAAACATTGCTGCTGTACCAAAGGTAATAAGATCATGATACAATTCAAATATTTCTTGTTGAAAGTTTGATCTATTGAAAGCTGTGTACATTGCATCTGTAGATGCTTCTAACCAAAGTTTTGCTTCATCTTCATTTTCTATTTCTTCGTCTTTGAATCTTAGGGTAAACCAAGGTGTCGATGGGTTTGTTAGCATCCCATGTAATGATGCTGCTAATAATTCTACTGCTTGTATTGGAGAAGAGTCAAAGATTTGTTCCATTCTTTTATCGCCTCTAGCTCTTCGTTTAGTAACATCTGCTTTTCTTGGTTGCATATAATCTGCAACTTCTTGCCAGTGGGTTTCCCAGTTTTCTCTTTGACCTTGTAATCTATCAAACCTAGATAGTAATCCTTTAGTTAAATCTGTTCTTGCCATTATCTTCCTAATAAACTTCTACGACCTAGGGTTAATGTTTCATCTTCAACACCTCTTGAACTTGTCATGATTGTTGCTGATCTACCTTTTGCTTTAGTCTTTCTTGAATCGTAACCATCCATACTTGTTGCTGTTGCTTGTGATACTTCTGGTGTGGTAGGTGAAATTACAGGAGTAGGTGTGGGTGTTGGTGTTGGTGCAGGAGTAGGTCTGCTTCTTCTAAAAGGTTTTGGTATTGCTCCTCCCATGTTATGATCCTAGTAAAGTTTTCTTTTCTGTTTCTGCTTCTTCTTCAATACCTAGTGGTCCAGTTAGTATTGTTGATCTTCTGCCTTTTCGTTTTCTTTCAATCGCAGCTTGTTCTGATGCAATCCTATCTTTTTCTTCTTGCGAGACTTCTGCTTTAGGTGGTTCAGGCGCAGGTTGAACTGGTGGCAGCGGTGGCATTTTTGGTCTAAATAATGATCCCATAATTATAAAATCCTGTATTCATTATCTGCTACACTTTGTGGAGCAGTTTGTCTATCATTAATTTCTTGTAGTCCAACACTTAGATACCTCATCGCATCACAAGCGTGTGAACTCCAATCATGAACAGGTTTCGATCTGAACATTCTATTTTTGTCAATGTACTTCCTGTGGTAATGTCTTAACGCATCTATCAACTTTTTGCAATGGTCAGTATCAATCCAACATCTAGGCAAGGTCATTGTGGTTGCGTGTATGCCATCCTCTAGTGGAATTTTTGGTACGACCTTGAACCTAACTCCTAATTGGTAGGCGACCTCTCTCCTGGTTTTACCATTACCAAAATCAGTAACTTCAATATCGTGTGGTGCAAAATGATCTTTGTAGACATAATCTTTTTCTTTAATCACTTGTACGTAGTAAGGTAAACCTTGACCTCTCTCTTCATGGTAATCTATT